GGGATGCGGCACCGGAGGACGCCGACGTGATCGAGGGCGACCGCGGGTGCCTGTACTACGTCCCGGCCAGCGCGGATCAGGGCGACGAAGAGGGGGTCGAGGAGGTTTCACCCGGCGAACTCGGCGAGGAGCACGTCGGTCAGAACGTCAGCTTCGAGGTCTCCCGTGACCACCCGGGCGTTGAGGGTGAGCTGCTCGGCATCGAAGCGCAGCCCGGCCGTGACGATGCGGGGCAGGAGGTGGTCGTCCAAGGGGAGGCGTTCGTCCCGTCCCGGGTCCCGCTCGAGGAGATCGACGGCCAACTCGCCGTCGGGGCCGGTGCGGGCGACGGTGGAGCGGAACCCACGGGGGAGGCCGACCAGGACGAAGCGGAGACCGGAGATCGGGAGCCGACGGTCCCTGACGAGGAGCGGTGGGATGCTATCACCGGCTCGTTCGGGGAGGGGCAGGACGTCCCGGAGACCGTCGATGTCAGTACCGCCGAGTCGATCAACCGCCTCGAGGACGTTGGCATCGAGGCCGGGGCTGACAACGTCGCCATGCGGGTGGCCGAGCTCCCTGACGGGGACCGGGCGTTCCTCCGGGACGGGGAAGCGATGCTTCGGGACCCGTCAAGGGCCGCGGCCACCGGTTCCTTCCTCAACGGGCTGGACGTGAACGTCGCAACGCAGCACTACGATGCGGAGACGAACGCCCTGGCCGTGGAGGAGGTCGACGGGAATCTACTGGCCGAGGCCGAGCCCGGAGACGTCGATGAGGAGAGCTTCTACGACGCTGCGGCCGCCTCGATGCTTGCTGGGAACACCGACCTCCATGACGCGAACCTGATGGTCGGGGACGACGGTGCGGTGCAGCTATTCGACCTGGACTACGGTGGCCAACAGATATTCCCGGGCGACGACGCCGATGGGGATGAGCGCCAGCGGCAGCTCATGACCCAGGACGAGGGCCATTTTTTCATTCGGGAGGCCGCGATGGATCAGGAGTTCGACGCCGGCGACCCGGTTGCGGAGGTCCGTGAGCGGGCCGCCGAGATGGCAGCCGATGCCGCCGATGCGGCCGATGCGCTTCCCGACAACGAGGCAGGGGAAGCTATACGTCAGAACGTGAAGAACGCTGGAGGTGAGGACGCATGGCTGTAACCTTCTACCGGCTGACCAACGACGAGTACGAGCCCATCGGGAGGGTCGAGGGCGGAGAGGTAACCGAGGGAGCGGAGGACCTCGCGGCGCTTCACCCGGACATCGCGGCCGTCGATGAGGCCGAGCTGGTCGACCAGTTCGACGGCCCGTACCTGCTGGCGACACGCGACGGTGCGGGCCCAGACGAGTAACCCGCCGGCTGTTTTCTCCCGTGAGGTGTACGGCCTGACCGGTCTCCCGTCGACGGGACCGGTACGGTGATCGACCGGACGGGGTTCTGACGGCTATCTGATGCGCCCCGCAGTGAAGTGTGACCCCTGACCCGTCAGGAAACACCAGTCAAAAAATGGTGCAGATACACAAATAAAAAAATATATCTACGTACGTGATACTGTGGTAACCCGTCAACCCGTACGTGTACGTGCCTGTACCTGACGCCCTCGCATAAACCGTATGCTGCTATACACACCGAGACCCCGCGGCCGGAGCAGGCCGTCCCCGTCGATCACCGAGGGAGAACAGCGGGCTATGGGTACAAAGCTCCACACATGGGAGGGTACAGCGGAATCGTCCAGGCGCTCGATGAACGGTCCAATCTGTTTAACGAACTGGTGACGCGGGAACTCCAGATAATCTGGGAGCATAGCTTCCAGAAAGTCGATGCCAACAGCGGCGACGGCATCACCTCCAAGTTCTTCGACTACTCCGGGGTGACCCGCCAGGGCCCCGACGTCCAGGTCCCAGAGGGCGGGTACATCCAGACAAAAGAGCGCGGCGACTACGGCGCCGGACAGCCGGTCGTCGCCGGCGGCGCGGGCATCTGGAACCAGGCCCCGACCGGCGACCAAGACTCATACATCGGCTACTACGACCGGGCGGCGGGCATCGGCGCCGGCCTCGGCTACCAGTACTTCACCGACGGCGAGGCCGGCGCAAGCTCCGAGGGCGCGCAACTGTACGCCTTCAACGAGCGGGCTGGTGAAGGCCGCGAGATCGTCCCCCAGGAGAACTGGAACATCAACACGCTCGACGGGAGCGAGGGCGAAGGGCCGGCCGTCGACCCGACCGACGGCGTTACCGCCCGGTTCCCCCACGCCTGCTACGGCCACTCGGCGTTCGTGGTCGCGGTCGGCGTCAAGAAGGACACCACGAAGGACTGGAAAAACGGCCACCTCCGGCGGGTCAGCGATGCCTTCGAGCTCTACCCGGTCCACGCCTTCGTGGAGGCCGGCGATACGATGTGGGACGAGTTCGACGTTCCGTTCGTGTTCGAGACGACCGGAAGCCAGGGGAACGGCTTCCGGCTCGACGCGAGCGCCTGCCACTACGAGGGCGAGACCGGGCGGGACGTAACGCGAATGAATGGTGAAGGGTTTTCTCCCCCGAAGAACGGCGGGTCGGCGCTGGCGGTTCCGGCGTTCCCGGACTGGCAGTACATCATGTCGCTGCGGAAGCGTTCGGGGTGGGAAACCACGGACGTCACGCCGGGCCGAGTCAGCATCAACGCCGATCAAGACATCGAGGTGCAGCTGACCGTCGGGGCGGACCTCTCGGACACCGCCTATGGCCTCCCGACCGACACCACAACGACCGAATGCGCTACCGAGTACGACCTCGTCTCCTGGGACCTCACGACTGACTCGGCAAAAACGACGAACACCTCGGTGACCGCTCGTGGTGAGCGGGAGTACTTCGCGGTGGTCCCAGGCGACTTGCAGTCCCCTATCGAGGTCTCGGCGAGCCTCGAGGACGTGGTTCTCACGGGCCAGGAGACCCTTTCACTGTTCGTGCGGCGGGCGACGGCGACCCAGACGAACGTGAACTACGCCTCCCTGTCGAACGGTGAGGGATTCTAACCGGTCATCCGGCGGCCGTCAGAAGGTACGCGCCCGGGTCAGGCCGTCTCAAGGTCGAGTTTTTCGAAGCCGATGCCCCTGGCGAGATAGGCCCCGTCGCCGGTGACGATCAGATCGCCCTTGCAGATGGAGCGCTCTTCGAGCTCGTCGAGCCGGAGGTCGTAATCGCCGGGCGTCCCCCGGTTGAGCCGCCTCCACGCATCGGCGAGCCCGTCGACGTCCTCGAGGGTCAAGACTTCGCGGTAGTGCTCGAGGTCGTCGGGGGTTTTCTGGCCGCGTTGGATGTCTTCCTTCGTCCAGTATTCTTCGTCGCGTTCCTTGGTTTCGTCCCAGGTGAGGTAGTACACGGTTGCGTTCATAGCCTGTTACCCGCTATCCACAACGACGACAGGCATCCCCTTAATGGTTGTCCTACGTGTACAACCGTAAGTGGTGTTCCCTGACCCGCGACCATACTTAGGTATTCGTACCACAGTTACCAATCGGATGTCAGATACCGCGCCGACCTGGACACTGATCGCGCTCGCGCTCCTATGGGTCGTGTTCCTCGCCACCTTCCCCGGGACCGAAACCCTCGCATCCGCCGGCAGCGGGCTGGCCGCAGTAAGCGGACTGGCCGCCCTCGCCAGCATCCCACTCCTGTATCTGGACGCCCGAGCCGCGGCCCGCGCCGGCGACCTCGAGGCCCGCCCAGTCCTGGTCGTCGTTGCGGTGTTCCTCCTGTACCTCCTCACCCTCCCGGTGTACATCGCGTTCCGGCTGTACCGGCAACGGCAGACCGACGCCGAGCCCCCCGCCGCCACATGACCATGCCGATGGACCGTCGACGCTTCCTCGGGAGCCTGGCCGTCGGGATAGCAGCGACCGCCGGCTGCACCGGCTCCTCCGGCCCGATGGCCGTCACCGACACCCGGCTCGCTCACAAAGAGGACAAGATCGGGGTCTTCGCCACCCTCGAGGACCGCGACCAAAACCGGGCCGGGTCGGTCACCGTCCACGCCGAGCTCCTGGACGGCAACGACGAGGTACTTAGCGAGCGAGAACAGGAGTTCGACGTCGGCGGGCGCGACGAGGCCAACGTGATCGTGTGGTTCGACGCGCTCTCTGCCGACGAGCGGGAGCGGGTCGACGGAGCCCGGGCCGAAGTCGTCAGCTGACCCCGGAGCGTTTACGCGACCTCTTCGAGCAGGGCTTCGTACTCTTCCAGCGTCAGCTCGTCCACGTCACCGATGGCGTGGAACCCGAGCCGCAACAGCAGCGGATACCAGTGACGGTTTTTCTCGAGCTCCTCGCCGTACTCCCGCCGGTACATGAGGTTCACTGCATCGAAGGCGACCTCCAGCTCCTCGATGAACTCCGCCTCCAGATACAGGAGCTTCGTCGGCAGGTCCCGGACGGCCGTCTCATTCATCTCGGACGCCACACCCGTAGAAGGCGTCTTAGACGCCTTGGATGCCTCGTCCGTACCAGACGCCCTTTGCTCGGAATCCGCCTCATCCGTCTTAGGCGTCTTAGACGCCTCGGGTGCCTCGTCCGTCTCGGACGTGAAATCGCCGAACCGCTGCTTCAACTTCTCGGAGCGGTCGTCGTCGTCACTCATCGGCCAGCCCCTCGAGGTGGTCGGCGATATCCCTGAAGACCGGTTCCATGTCGCAGGCCTCGTCGTGGGTCATGATCGAGACGCCGGCCCGGCCGGCCCGCTGGAGGGCAACTCGCTTCCGTAGCTCGAAGATCGGGACCGAGTCGCCGAACACGTCCTCGAACCACTCGAGCATCTCGTCGCTGACGCCGTCGGGCCGGACCTCGTTTGCCACGAGCCCGACGGGGCGGACCGTTGTTTCGAAGAAGTCCTGGATGGACTCCATCTGGTCTGATAGGAGGTCGAGGGCCCGCTTCGATGTGTCTTTGGCCTCGGCCGGGATGAGGACATTTCCGCTCGCGAGGAGGGCGTTGTCCGTCAGGGCCCCGAGGCCGGGTGGGCAGTCGATCACGATGAAGTCGTACTCGGTGTCGAGGTGTTCGAGGGCGCGTTGGAGCCGCTGCTCGCCGCCGGTCGAGGTTTTCAGTTGTGTCTCCGTCGACTCCGCGCTCATCGTGGTGTTCGCGGGGATCACGTCGTACTCGTTCCCGGGGCTGACGAGGTCGGTGACGCGCGCTTGCTGGTCGAGGTCCAGGAGGACGTCGTGGAGGGTCACGCCGTCGGCGTCGTACTCGGTTCCGAGTCCGGTGGCTTCGGTGGCGTAGCCCTGTGGGTCGAGGTCGATGAGGAGCGGCTGGTGGCCGGCGTCTGCGAGGGCCCCGGCGGTGTTGACCGCGATGGTGGTTTTGCCTGTCCCTCCCTTCTGGTTACTGACACTGACCATGAAGGTCATGCAAGTGACTTGTGTGCAGGACGCCATAAACGTACCTCACACATAGCCGCCTCACCCGTAAAAGCCGTATATACATCCCCAGGCTCACCGGTCCTGGGCGTATCGCCGAAGCCGCTTCGGGGTAAACCCCGGCTTCGTCCCCTGTTTGAAGGCCATGATCCGCCCGAGCGTCGACTGCTTCAACACGATATGCCCACACTGCGGGCCCTGAAGATCGACTCCCAACACGTATTGAATCCCATAGTCGCGTTCGTCAATCTCCCGGACCGAGTGGACAGTGAGCGGCCGTTTCCGGTCACAAAAAAGCACCTGATCGCCGGCCTCAAGGCTGCTAAGGTCAGAAATCCCTCCCATGCCGGCGTTGATTCGGTGACGCCGAAAAGCACTATCCTGTTACTTGTCTGTTTTTCGACAGACCTGGATCATACTACGATAACTAATGAGTACAAGTATATGACCCGATGAGTGCCGGCGGCTCAACCACCCGTCTCGCAGGCCAGTACGGAGTCGTAGGTCACCGAGCCGGCAGCTCATCCCCGCTCGGCCAGGTCACGGTGAAAGAAGACGGGACCCGCCGTCGCGAGCTGGTCGACGAAGAAAACCTAGACCAGGAAAGTCAAAAAGCCCTCGAGGCTGACGACTTCGTGATTTTCGGTCGGGCCTCCGTCGAAATGTTCGACGAGGACACGCCCTCGCAGATGCTCACGATGGAGGCGCTGGCCAAAGCGCTCCCGCAACTGTACGAAGACGGGATTATCAGCCGCCGGCACAAGGATATCCCGGTCGGCGAGGTGACGCCCGAGCACACGCTCAAGGAACCAGCCGACGTACAGGTAGGCGAGCACACGCTCTCCTTCGAGGCCGGCGAAACCCTCGAAACCCAAGTGGTCGAACAAGGCCAATCTCGACCCGGCGAAACGGCCGGGACCGCCTCGGAGGACGAGTTCTGGATTGTCGCCAAGCTGAAACGCAACAGCGAGATCGCGAAGGAAACCCGACTGCGGGCCCTCGCCGGCGACCTCGACGGCTTCTCGGTCACCATCTACGCGAAAGAGTGGCAGGAGACCGAGCAGGGACAGAAGGTCACGGACCTGGACTGGCACGCCGTGACCATCGGCGAGGAACACAAAATCAAGAACAAGGAGTCTCGGTTCGGTGTCGCCGAGTTCAAGGCCCGGTTCGAGGACGCCCTCACGGGCGTCCTTCCGGGAAGCGATGCGGCCGGGGACAGTGCCAGCTCCCTGGCCGACCAAGTACACCAGAAGGCAAACACAACAATGAGCGACCAGTTCAACGGTCAGCTTTTCACGAAGGCCGGTTCCGACCTCGGCTTCGATGAGTCCCGGCTCGCAGCCGCCGCGGAACTCATGCAGAAGTCCAGCCCGTCGGACGACGGCTATCGTGAGAAGGCAGACGAGATCGCAGAAGCGCACGAGGTCGACGTCGACAACCTGGTGGCCACCGCGGAGGCCATGAGCGGGGAGGAGACGTCCAAGGCCTCCGAAGACATCCAGGCCATCCTCGATCAGGTCGAGGAGACCATCAACGAAGAGGCGCGGATAGCCCTCGAGGCCGCGATGGGCGATGGCGCCGCGGCGGAAGCCGACACCGCCGCCGAAGACGACGAGGAAGAAGAGGGCAACGAGGACGCGGAACAAGCGATGGACGGCGAGATGAAAGAGAAGCTCGCGGACGAGTTCGACCTCACCGTCGACGAGCTCGAAGAGAAGCTCGCCGACGGCAGCGAGGACGGCGACTCGGACGGGGGCGACGACGGCGGTGACGTCCCCGACGGGGCAGTCACCAAGGAAGAGCTCGATGAACGCCTCGAGTCGGTCGTCACCCAGGACGAC